CTACAAACAGCTGTTACTAAGCCACCATCTGAATTAAAACCAGGTAGTAAAGCTGCTAAAAGACGTAAGTCTTTTTGTGCTAGATCTAGAAGTTGGAAATCGGAAAGAGGTAAAGCTGCTAGAAGAAAATGGAATTGTTAATAATAAATAAATAAAAAAAATTGTACAGGCGGCGAGGTGGGACTTGGATTTTTCTAAGATTTGACTTCACTTGATCGGTAGAGACTTTGGTATCGTTCGGCTACACGTGAGATTGTCCTCACAACCTGCCGTGAAGCTTACCCCTGGAGTCTTCCACTTCCCACTGCTGACCCGTCCTGTACATTTATTTTTAAAAAAAAATAATGAATATATAAATAAATAATTATGAATTACAAATCACCAATGAAAAACCAAAATAAAGGTTACGGAAAAGAGTCAGCTTCTCAAGAAAGATCAAATCTACTTAGCATGAATCCTTTAACAAAACACATGTCAACACCTATGCATATGGGAGGATCTAAATCATACGGATCAGCCATGATGATGAAAAAGAGTCCTTGTAAAAAAACAGATAAAAAAATAATACAAGATTACTCTAGAAATGCTATTGCTGATTATAAAGCAGGTGATACAAAAGCTGCTAATTACGAAAAAAAGAAGGCACTAGAAGTAGGTGCTGGAGAAGGTAAATAATAAAACAGTAGAGGTCTGTATTAAAACTCAAAACGCCAAACACTAACACTAACTTAACACTAACACTAACAAAAATGGCAAAATTTTTAAAGATCCCACTTACTGGAGTGGCTAATACACCAGAACAATTAGTATCAATTGACCAAATCGTGTCTGTAGTACCTGGAAATGTTGCTGGACCTGGAGCTAATCCAACCACAACTACAAGAATTTTCTTAAACGCAGCTGCTGCATTTGACACTATCGAAGTAACACACACTGCTGCTTTAGTAGCTGGAGATGTATTAAAAGCTTTTAATTCAGCTTTAACTGCAAATCCAGGAGGAGTTGTTTCCACTTTAGGGTCACCAGTTCAAACTGCTCAAGTACCTTTAGCTCAAAGCGGAGGACAAGGACGTCAACCGATTACTACTGCTCAAGTAAATGTAACTTACACTGCAATAGCTTTTAGTTAATTTACAATTATAATTAATCTTGCGGGTGTATTATCCCGCAGGGTTTTTTTAAAACAATTTATGGCATTTAAACTAAACACACCACCTTACAGTTTTGACAGTACTCCTATCTATCACGTAGACATGGAAGACGGAGTTTTAGGTAAAGCCAACAATAATGGTTCTATAATAATAAATAAAGACGTAGATCCAAAGAAAAAAGAAAGTGTAATAGCACACGAAAAAGTACACATTGACCAGATGAAGCGTGGTGATTTAGACTACGACGATCAAAATGTTTACTGGAAAGGTAAAAAATACTCAAGAGCACAAATGAAAGAAGGGGCTAAAAATTTACCCTGGGAAAAAGAAGCATATAATAAAGCAAAATAATTATGGCATTTAAAATAAAAAATCCATTACACTTTGATGGTACAATTGATCCAAGTAAAAAACTAACAGGTTCACAAATGAACAAAAGTATACACGGATCTAAAGATTCTTGGATGAACGACGTGAATAATGATGGTAATATGTTTACTAGAGCTATTTCATCGTATAAAAAAACACAAGCCAGTAATAAAGAAAAGTTGGATAAGTGGAGAACAGGAGTATCACCGACTGTTAATGAAACAAAAAACGTAAAAACTAAAAAATTAACTGGAGGTTCTACTAAAGGTGATGTAAGCGGAGGTAAAGTAAAATCACAAGTTACTAAAGATGGAGAGGCTGGATATGAAGCAGATGATAAGGCTAGAAAAAACAAGACTGGAATATACGCCCCTAAAAAAAGAAAAAAAGCTAAAACACTTTTAGAAATAGGAAAGGTTAAATTAAAAACAAGAAAAATTAATATTGGAGACCAAAAAAGTATCGGTGAAAAAGACGTTTTAGATTCTACACCTAAGATTAGTACTAAAAAACCTACGATAAAAGCAGCACCTAAAGACAACTCTAGAAAAGCTATAAAGAAAAGAAAAACAGCAGACAAAGCCGCTGGTGTATCTAAATCACAAATGAGAGCTAACAAAGCTAAGTCTAAATCTGAGGCTGCACTAACTAAAGCTAAAAAATCTAAAAACCCAGATTTTAGAGCACAGTTAAAACGTAAAGCAGATAGATTAGCCGCAAGAGCTAAACGTAAAGGTGGTTCACCAGCTAAAGCAATTGGAGACCCAAAAAATCCAAAGAGAAAATACGGTAAAGTAACTGTTAAAAAAGAAAAGAAAGATGGTGTAACTACCGTAACAGCGACCAGACCTTATTCTACAAGCGGAGGTAAAAAGACTTACAAGCAATTTGAAAAAGAAGGTGGGGATGTAGCAGCGGCTAAAAAATTCAATAAAGGTAAAGAAACTAAAAGCATTACTATTGTTGATAAAAAACCCAAAGGCATTAAGGCAATACCAACAAAATCACATAAACCAAAAATTGATTTAAAAGCTAAACCTAAAAAAGGAGGCTCTGGTGTTAAAACAACTATAGTACCAGGTAAAAAGAAAAAACAACCAAAGATTACAAAAGCTAAAGTAAGAGGAAACAGAAAGCTAAGCGGACTTGGTAGAGTCAAAGGGTGTAAATAAAATTAATAAATTATGGCATTTAAGATAAAAAGATTTATACCTGCATCACCATTACAAGAAGTGGCTGGGCCTGGTAAAGGTAAATATAAAAGACGTAAAAATACAACCGATAGAAAAGTTGTAAGAAAACTAGCCAGGCAAGCGTCTAAAGATTCTAAAGAGGGCAAAAGCACTCTTATAGAAACCAGTAATTCCAGTAGATCACAACAAGGAAGCGGTAAATCTACTTCTTATAATTCTAACAATGGAAATAAAAAAGTTAAAAAAAGAGAAATTAAAAAAGCTTTAAAAAACGCGAATGTTGGAAAGGGTGATAAAGTTGTTGTGGATAAAGGTGAAGTAAAGACTATTAAAAAGAAACCTTTAACTAGAGATCAAAAAATAGCAGCATTAAAGAAAAAGAAAGCTGATAAACTATCTAAAGTTAACGCTGCAAAAGCAAAGCGATCTGCTGAAATAGCCGCTAAAAGAAAAGCATTAAAAGCAAGGCAAGACGCTGCACGAGCTAAAAAGAAAAAATAATGAAAAAAATATTAGAATTTTTCAGTACTAAAGTCTTTAAACAGGTTGGTGATGTTGTTGATAACCTATTCACTAGCGAAGAAGAAAGACTCAATGCTAGAAATGAAATATTTAAAGTATTACAAGATGCTCAATTAGAGCTTCAAAAAATGCAGACTGAGATCATAGTAGCAGAAGCTAGTGGTAATTGGCTACAAAGAAGCTGGAGGCCTATACTTATGCTTTCGTTTGGCTTTATAATAATATATACAAAATTCATATCACAGTTATCTGTACATTTAATAACACCTACATTAGAGCCTCAATTCTGGCAACTACTAGAAATAGGTATTGGAGGTTATGTTATAGGTAGAAGTGGTGAAAAAATTGTGGACAAACTAGGGCCACTATTCAATAAAAACAAATAAACAAATAAGTAAAATATGGGATCACAAGCAATAGATGCTGGAGCGTTTGGTAAGGCTTTAGCTATAACCGGAAGCGCTAATATTCAACCAGCTTCTCAATGGCCTTTTTTAAATCAATCAGGAGTCGCAGGAACTAACTTAAATGGTTCTCAGATATATTCTGGATCAGGAGGAGCGATAGACGTTATACTAGCAGATACAGTTGGTGTACAAGGAGTTGTTACTTCTTTAAGCTTAATTTCAGGAGGAACAGGTTATACAGCTGGAGCTGCACAAGCTACTACATCAGCTAGTGGTTTGGGTACTGGACTAACAGTAACTACAACAGTGGTTGGAGGAGTTATTACAGTAGGTGCAATAGCCGCTGCAGGAACTGGGTATAGACAAGGTGATATAATAACAATCGCTGGTGGAAGCGGTGGTCAATTTAGAATAAACGTTGTTGACTCGTTACCAACGGCTGCTCAAAAAGTAACTTTTACAGCTGTGCCAGCTGGAACTGTATTACCAGTGTCGGTTGATTATGTTTTAAACACGTCAGCAGCTACAGGTATGGTAGCATTAAGATAAAGTGTAAATAGTAAATATATACGTAACTATATATTATGTATAAACAATTAAATTTAATAAAATGTCAAAAGAAAAAAAGATTACAGAAAAACAATTAGAATCGATTAAAGAGGTTCAACAGAAAATCAACGCTATATTACTAGACGTGGGTTATTTAGAAGCTAGAAAACAAGACTTAATTTTTGCCAACGCAGAAGCGGGTAAAGAAATGCAAGAAATAAAAGTTGAGTTAGAAAAAGAGTATGGTCAAATAAACATAAATTTAGTTGACGGTAGTTACACTGAAGTAGAAAAAGAAGCTAAAGAGCTCGAGGTTGTAGAGTAATGGATTCAGTTGTAAGAAAAATTAGTATAGGTTCTGATTATAAAAATGATGCAATGCATTACGCTGTTGGTCAACAAGTTTATGGTGGCCATACTATATCAGCAATATTATATGATCAAGAAACTAGCTCTTACAGTATATTCATAAAGAAAGAAAACGAGATTATGCCATGGAAGAAATTTAATTCTAACATGGCAATATCCGTTGAGTATGATTTAGAATATTAATGAAAAGTCTATATGATTTTATTGTCAAGCCTCTTGGTGATAGATATGAAAATGAAATAAAGCTTGGAGACAAAACTTTAGTTTTAAATACTAAAATAGAAAACTGGAAAGCTGTTAACAACTTAGCCGTTGTTATTGAAACTCCAAAAGCTTTTAAAACAAATATAAAAAAAGGAGATATAATAGTAGTACATCAAAACGTTTTTAGAGTTTTCTATGATATGAAAGGTGTAAAAAAAAATAGTAGATCATATTTTAAAGATGGTTTATATTTTTGTGCTGTAGATCAAATATATTTGTATAAAAATACAGGCGATTGGAAATCATTTGGCGACAGATGCTTTGTAATGCCTTTAAAAAATAAACAATCTTTAAGTCTAGATAAAGAACAAAAGCTTATTGGTATACTAAAATACGGTAATAGCTCCTTAGAAGCGCTTAAAATAAGCCCAGGAGACGTAGTTGGATTTACACCAAACAGTGAATGGGATTTTGTTGTAGATAATCAAAGAGTTTATTGTATGAAATCTAATGATATTGTAATTAAGTATGAACACCAAAAAAACGAAGCTGAGTATAATCCAAGCTGGGCAAAAAGCAGTTGAGGAATTAATTAAGGTAGCTAAAGAAGCTATAGTTGATTCAGGTGATGACATAACTGCTGATAGATTAAAAAATGCAGCAGCTACAAAAAAGTTAGCTATATTTGACGCTTTTGAAATACTTAATAGAATTGAAACAGAGGAAGCATTATTAAATGAAAATCCTAAAGAAGTTAAAGAAGAAAAAGCTTTTAAAGGATTTGCTGAAGGAAGATCAAGGTAATGTACGAACAAACTTTACACTCTGTAGTTAAAGACTACGTTAAACCTAAAGTATTAAATAGACTTAATAGGTATAAAAAATGGAAGTACGGATACAACAAAGAACATGATCTTATTGTTATAAGTAAAACTGGTGAAGTTGGAGAAATATATAATATACAAGGATTAGTTATAGGTTTACCTAAAAAACAAAATGTAACCGAGTTTGCATCTGACAAATGGGAATATCAGCAATATCCTAAAGAACTAAATAAAATTAAATCAGTGTTTGATTGGGATGAATACCCAGTTGAATTTAAAGAAAAGTGGTATGACTATATTGACAAGGAGTTTAAAAGACGTGAGGAAGGTTTTTGGTTTATTAACAAAGGCAAGCCTACTTATATTACTGGCACTAACTACATGTACTTGCAGTGGTCCAAGATTGATGTTGGGCAGCCAGACTTTAGGGAATCAAACAGATTATTCTATATCTTCTGGGAAGCTTGTAAAGCGGATGTACGGTGTTACGGAATGTGTTATCTTAAGAACAGACGGTCAGGTTTCTCTTTCATGGCATCAGGCGAGACGGTTAATCAGGCAACAATATCCACAGATTCAAGATTTGGCATTTTATCAAAGTC